GTTACCCAACCAAACGTGCTTGTATTTGTCAGGGTCACGATCCCTGTCGTATTCCATTTCGCCTTTAAGCACATCAGGGAACCAAGGATTGTCTCGATAGTTTACCTGTGCAACCACAGCGTCAGGCGGTGGGCTTGGGCCACGCAGCAGCATATCAATCGGGTCACTGCTGTTCAGCGGGTTCCATGTGAACCACAGTTCGCTATCTGGCTTACGGATTGTCGGACGCAATAGGTCGAGCGAGCGTTGCGATAGCGTCTGCGATTCCTCCACCCAAGCGCAGTCGTAGCCTTCCAGCGACTTGATGGAATCGGCTGTGTGGTTCTGCATCCCCTGGAAGATGATTAGTCCATCGCCATGCCGTGACTTGATCTGGCTTTCCTGAATCTCGAAGTAATCCTGAACGCCAAGCTGTTCGATCTTTAGCTCCAGCAAACGCTTGACCGATTGGCTCAACGACTTCTGTATTTCACGAACGCAAACTGTCCTGCGCCGCTGATCCATTACATGAGCTTCGATAACCATTTCCGCAAAGGCATGGCTCTTGCCTGATCCACGGCCACCATGAGCGCCCTTGTAGCGGCTGGGCTTTAGGAATGGCTTGAACCAGCGCGGTGTTTTAATCTTCAGCGTTGTCATCAGTCACTTCGCGCACGATGCGTGTAACCATGTTGCCAGTGATACTCAGCTTAGTTGGCTCGTTGAACCCGTGCATTACGTTTAGCTCTTTAACGGCTGCTGTCATGCCTGTTGATGTCTTTGCGTCTTGGGCAACCCGATACGCTTGTATAAGCCCTTTGACAGACATTTCGCGTGACCAGAGTTGCTTTTCGACAACCATAGACTTCAATTCGTCGATTCTTGCCCTTATCTTGCCCTCGTTCATCATACGAGATGCTTTAGGATAAACTGTATTATCCTTCATACCTTCAGCATCATAAGCCATTCGATAAGCGTCTGCTTGTCCTAAGCCATCAGCTATAGCTTGAGCGAATGCTTCCTGCTTTGCGGTTAGTTTAGCTTGGGTCATCATTTCACCTCTATAAGCCATCCAGCGAAGTCACCAAAGCGGAATATCTCTATAGCGTCAGCAGGATATTCATATCGCGCTATTGGCCTTTGAACACCAGCTAGGCTTAATTCCTTTTCTATAATTTCTTGCGCTGGCGCTCCAGCCTTAACCTTTCCTGATAGCGTTAAACGCCAAAGAGCAGTTGCAGCATAACCAGTAGCAGCCTCCATGCGGTCAAATAAAATAATCGCTCCACCTGACTTTGCTTTTAATAGAAGCTGCTCTAATACCAATTTGCGCTCATCTACTGGCAAAAACATCAGAGTTAAAAAGCCGATAGCCACATTGAATTTAGGGAAGTCAAAGCTCTGCAGGTTGGCGCAATGTAATGTACCAGCTCCTTGGTACAAATCGCACATTTCTTTCGATCTCTCAATAGCGATAAGGTCTGCGGAGCGGTCATGCAAAGTTTGTTCAATCGCACGAGCAATATTACCAGTTGATGCTCCAAGGTCTAAAACTGTTCCGTTTTCTGGTATATAGTGCCGCGCTATTTGAGCCACCGTGAATGTAGCTAGATCATACCAAGGCAGTTGCTCTCTGACATGATTTTCAAAGCCGTCAGCAACATCTTTATTCTGGAATGTCCAGTTAGTTGGTATTTTCATCGAATATCCCCAAGGACAATAAATTTTCTGCTACAGACCTCATCATAAATGGTGCAACCATACGACCAAGACGCTCGACTTGCTTTTGATAGTTTCCTGTCAAAATGTAATCGTCTGGGATAGACATTATCCGTTTGATTTCTGAAACTGTAAATGCGCGGTTATCCCAATGATAGGTTTCTCTTGCACCTATTTTGCTTGTTGTCGCTGTTATGCAAGAGGAGCAATTATTTGGTGATGCCTTTGACAAAGTGAACGCCTTTTTATGCGTTTCGCCCTGTCTTAAATCTTTCAGCAAATGATAAACAGCGAATCTTGTTAAATCCGTTTCAACTCTATCTGCGTCAGACAATGACAACCCATTAAATGCATCTTTCAGAGTTACAATGCTTGTTTGCGGGTAAGGGTGCAATCTATCCTTATAATCTGATTTCCACATATCGTTACGAACGCCAACAAAAATTGTGCGCTGCCTTGATTGTGGAACACCTAGCCATTTTGCGTTTAAGATGCGGCAAGATACTTGATAACCGCTTGCTCTAAGTTCGCGCATGATTTCGTTTAGATACCCTTTTGCGGTTCCTTTAGCCAAGCCAGAAACATTTTCCGCAATAAACACCTTTGGCTGAACACCACGCAAAATACGGATATATTCAAAAAATAAATCCTCTACATTTGATTGCTCTGCGTCTGAATATTTCTTTGTTTTGCCCCAGCCCTTTTCTCGGCTTCCCGCTGTTGAAAATGCAGAGCATGGCGGTGAGCCGTCAAGAATATCTAATTCTCCAGACTTGCGGCCAATCGTTTCTAAAATTTGCTCGGCAGTCAACTTACGAACGTCACCAGATAAAATATGCGTTGTAGGCCAATTTGCTTGATAGGTATTGATAGCTTCAGGAATAAACTCATTGACAGCAAGAACCTTGCCACAAGCCATTCGGTATCCAGTCGATGAACCACCACCACCAGCAAAGAGAGATACAACCTCAAACTTGTGATTGTCATGTTCTGTGTTGGCGCGAAGTTCTGCGACTGTAGGGATCGTGTATTTAGTCATCAAATTCAAATCCGCATTTAGGACAGCTATGGCCTAGAGTTTCCTCATCAACTTCCTTAAATTCTTCTGGGGCCTCTTGAGGTATCGCGTCATTCAATATTTTATCAAGCGCCGAAGCATCAAAGCCTAATAATTCAATATTAAAATCGTCAAGCTTTAGATCCTCAATCTCCGCCTTCAGCATGTCCATGTCCCATCCTGCGTTTAACGCAAGTTGGTTGTCTGCTATCACTAAGGCGCGTTGCTGTGCCTTGCTGAGATGATCCAAGACGATCACTGGCACTTCTTCCATGTCCAGCTTCCGTGCAGCCATCAGTCGGCCATGCCCAGCAATGATGCTGTTATCTCCCGACACCAAAATAGGGTTCGTCCAGCCAAACTCTTTTATGCTTGCCGCGATCTGCGCCACCTGTGCATCGCTATGCGTTCGACTGTTCGATGCGTATGGAATCAACTTTGCAACGCTGCGCTGCTCAATCTTGGGTGTCTCGATCATGTCTCTCGCTTTCGTGTTCACATAGCTTGGCAAGGTAATGCTTTGCCTTATGCAAATCTTCCATGCCGTTCTTATCACGATAGCGAGATAAATACTTTATGCAATTACCCTGCAAATAACCTGAGAACGCTTCTGCCGACATCCAGGACTCCATTGCTTGCCAAGGCTGAACGGTCTTAGATGCGTAATGATCTCCACCTACTTGGTGTGTATCAATACTCATTATCTTCGTCCTCCTCATAATCGAACGGATCATATCCCTTTAGCATTGCATCGACTGCAACCATTATAGGCCCACTGATACGCACCTTGCCAGATTCCATCTTGCGTATGCTTGTTGCGCCGTTGTCTGGTGATAGGCGTAAAGCGTCAGCCATCTCTGTTACACTGTAGCCCATAGCTACTCTAGCTAATTTAAGTTTAGATGGTGTCATGTAAACTCATCCTCTAACTCCGTAGTTTCGATGTTAAGCGCTTCACTAATCCATGCCATAGCAGTGCAAATATCGCCCCATTGCTCGTCATACATTGGCTCACCTTCTGGTATACAATCCTCTCTGACCATTTCTAGTGCAGTCCAGATTGTTTCCATCCACGACTTTTGATTATGTGCTGTTAAAAGCATATTATGCGTCCTCTCCTACAAAGTCAGGGTATAGCAGTGCTTCAGTGACAATCGTAGCAGCGCATTCCTCTGCGCTTGCAAACTGATCCATGTAGACAAAGCCCATTGCGTCGATGCAAGCATCAAATAGGCGATTGCTAGTGCGAATGTATTCGTGCGGATCATTGCACGTTTCAAATGGGCCAGCACGAAGCTGCTTTGTTAGCAGTGTGTCGATACGTTCAAATTGATGCAAGGTGATGCTCATGCTGGGATTCCCCGATCTGCGCTAATGGTTGGAGCCATTGAAAAGCGTCCCCAGGGCATGATCTGTTCAATGCCATCCCATACCTTGATTCCGTAACGCTTGCCGTCTGTATCAGTGACTGTTTTTTCGGTGCGCTTGGCAATGCGAACAATGATAATTGTTTCGTAATCGCAAATGCTGCGGGTTGAGTAGATGAAGTTAGGTTGAAACTTAGTCATGGTCAGGCTCCTTGTTGGCGGGGATCGTCCCCTGGCTGATGCCCCCTTATAAAAATCTCCGTTTATCCTGTCAAGCGCCTTTTTCATTATTATCTATTATGAAAAAAGGTGTTGACATTAATATTGTGAT